TCAATTTTAAAAGTTGACATTACAGAAGGAATTTGAGCAATAACAGCGTCAGGTACGTGTCCTTTAAGTTTATTTATATCCATAATTAAGAGTTTTTAGATTTAGATTTTTTTTGAGGGGTAATAACTTCTTCTTCAGTTGCTTCTTCAGTTACTTCTTCATCTTTAGTTTCAACTTTTTCTTTTAAGTCGTCAAACTTTTCATCTAATTTAGTAACTTCGGTTTTTGCTGTTTCTAATACATCAGCAACTTTTTCATCTAATTTAGTATTTGCAAATAAATACTTTAAAATGGCTTTAAAAATTTCTTTCATATTATTTTGTTTTTATTATAAATATCAATTTTTATTTAAAAAATATACTAAGCCTAAATAAGTATATTGCATAGCATCTCCTTCTCCAGTATTTTGGAATGAATCTAATTTATCTGTAAAATAGGTTTTGAGTTGTGTGCCTACATTTAATCTGGAAGATTCTGTTAATTTAAAATTAAATTCACCCCCAATAGAACTAAATACTGTATAAACACCATTTCTTAAAGCCAATGTAGGGTAATTTGGGTTATTAAATGAGGATCGATAATATTTGGATATTGATATTCCTTGCCCTAAAGTAATACTAAAATTTAATTTATCTTTTAAAATTGACGGGGTAGTATAAAATAAGTCTAATTGGCCTGAGTAGTATCCAGCATTGAAGCTTTGCTTTAGCCAAACTTCATCTTTTCTTCCTCTTATTAATCCATATAGGAATTGACCTCGTGCCCCCCAATTTTTATCTAATTTATAAATAACAAATATAGAACTTCCATTGGTATTAATCATCTGATTTAAAAGCGAAGAGGAAGTAACCATATCTCCTATAACACTTAATGCTCCTACATTTAATCCAATACCCCACCTACTTTGTATAGGTTCATTTTTAGTTATAATTTTGGTTACAGTTTTAGTTACTGTATCCCTTTGAACTAGGGTATCTCTAAATATTAAAGTATCTACTAAAGCTTTTAATTTAGCTAAAGAATCAATCTTATAAGCATAATTATTGTTTGCTTTTCTTAAACTATCAAATAAGAGATTTATATCTTCACCTTGTTTTTTGGTCATAACGACCACTGTGTCTTTACCTTCAATTCGTTGAATCGGATACGATTGGGACCAGCCGAAAAGGGGAAGAGTAGATAGTAATACTATCCATAATAGCTTTAGTTTCATTTAATTCTACAGTTAGTTGTTGTTTTTCCTCTTGCAGAACTTGTTTCTCTTCTTGTAATGTCACAATGTCTTCTTTCATTTCAACTACCCTTTCAGTAGTGACTTTATCAATCCTTTTAACTAAGAAATTTACTTTTTTTAATCTCTCTTGAGATTTTTTAAGTAATTCGTTTAATTCCTTTTCTTTAGGATCTATAGGTTTGGGATTATCAGCTAAAGCAGCTGTTAATCCTATAATAGCTATAATAGCTAAAATTGTGTTTAATTTATTTGCCTTCATTTCTTAATATTTCAAGCATTTCAACCTTACTAATAGTATAACCCAAAGCAGAATCGCTTTTACGAATATGTTCAGTTAACTGATCAACTTTTTGATTTAATACTATTACTTGATCATCACATTTATTTACTTGGCCTGAATAGTTCATTTTGATGTCGACATAAAGATAACCAATAGCTACTATTACTATAAATAATAATCCCTTAACTGGGTCTTTGCTAAATTGTTCAAAAGTAATTGGTGTTTTCATAATTTTTATTCTTCGGTTTTTTGGCAAGTGCATTCATTTTTTTTAAAGATTTTATCTGCGGATGCTAAACCTAAAGCTCCGAATGAAAGAGCAGCAACCGCATTGATTAACGAATCAGCAGGAGCGATAGTAGCATCAGTAAATTGATTGTGGTACATTGTAAAGCACAACATTAAGCCGGCTATAATCCCAACAAACTGTTTTGAAGAAAATTTTCCTTTTTCGTCTTGGAAAATTTGGGCAAAAAATCTTTTCATATCTTTAGTTTTTAAGTGAAACAATACATAACCATTGAAAACTATTTAAGATAACATTCGTCAATACATATTATGACTTTTATGCTTCACACGAAACACAATCAGAAAATCTCTGAAGGTTATCGCCTCGTAATACACTTTCTGTTCTTAGATAATAGAGTGTTTTAATACCAAGTTTCCAAGCTTCTTTATGAACCATACTGATATCTTTTGGTGAATCGTTAGGATCAAAACATAAATTTAACGATATAGCTTGGTCAACATATTCTTGTCTAATAGCATTTTGTTTTACTATCTCAAGTTGGTTAATTTCCTTAAATGTTAAGAATATTTCCTTTTCTTCAGGCGATAATATATAATCTGGCAGTCCTAAGATTGAACCTTGATCTTTAAGTATTTGATCCCATACACTATCAATATTATACCCTTTTCTCTCTAGTAGATTTTCAAGAATTTTATTGCGTTTAATAAATACACCTTTTGCTGTTTTGAGATTATACACATTAGCAGGAATAGGTTCAATTGAAGGTGATACTCCACCTGAAATGTGGGCATTAGAAATTGTTGGTGCGATTGCTAAATGGTGGGTATGTCTTAAACCTGTACCTTTACACCATTCGGGTTCGCCATAAGCTTTAGCTTGATCACGAGATGCTTTTAATGCTTCGTCTTGTATAAATTTAGATATAATACGAGTTAACGAGCTTGCTTGGATGCCTACAAATGGTAGTTCTTTTGATTGAAGTAAAGTATGCCATCCTAAAACACCAATACCAATTGCTCTACCTTTAGTAGCAGAACGGATTGTGTTTTCCATAAACCTCATGTTCTTACCTCTATCAATAAATTCTTGGAGTACACCCTCTAAGAACCAACAGGTTAACTCAGGTAATGTCATTCCGTTTTCAAATTTATAATCTTTCCATTCGTCCCAACGAGCTAAGTTTAGTGAAGACAAACAGCAAATAAAGGAATGGAGTTCATCCGAAAATAACGCGATTTCTGAACAGTTATGTACTACGGCGTTATTTGCATAGAAGTTTTGGTTGTCCTGTACTGTCACATCGTATACAGGTTTTTTAGTTTGAAGTTTTGTTATTTTTAATCCCATGTTTTTTAATTTTTATATTTCCATTTATAACCATAAATTGTAGGGTATTTTCCCTTAGCACATTGTCCTATAGCCGCCCCAGATGATTTTCCTAGAAAGTGTGCCGCTATAGTTTGTGATTCCCATTCTTTAATAAAATTATTATTTAAATCAAACTGCAATACTGCTTTGTTGTTTTTTCCTAAATTATTTAATCTAGCTTTTTCTCTTGCTTCGGAGGATTGAGTTTTTCCTTTCATTGGAGAAACTCTACCTTTATACCCTTTAGATTTACCTAATTGAGCTAAACTTAGTTTTTCATTATGTTCTTTAGTTCTTGGTGGTTTTGGTTTTTGGTTCGCTAAACTAATTTTTTCTTTTATTTCTTTAGTCATAAAATCCGGTCTAGGTATTCCTTTGTTAGAATGAAGTTTAGAGTGTTTTATTCCTTTTTTACCCTCAGACAATTTTTTACAAGTTTCTTCACTTCTGGGGCCAGATCCTTGATCATGAAGATCACAAAATAAAACTTTATTCCAGCCTAATTCATTTATTACTTGTTGTTTATAAAATGCTTCTCGTTCTAATATAATATCTTGATTGCATATTTCTAATAAATAAAACATATGATTTTCAAATCCATGTTTATTAAAAGATCGGTGTAATTTAGGTTGCTGTTGAGTCCAACCATTTTTGTATATCCCCATTCTAGCCCAAATATTTAAAGATTGACCAATATATACTTTACCAGTAGGAGAAACTATTTTATACACTCCTGATATCTTTTCTTTCGTGATACTTTCTTTTAAGTTTTTCATCGATTTTTTCTTTATTAGACCAGTAATATTTCTTACTATATTCTCGTTGTTTGAGAATACGTTCATCTTCTGTTTGGTATTTTTTAATACGTCCCATCGATTATAAATATTATAGATCTAAGAAAAAATCTAAGAAAAATTATCTTATTTTTGAATTAATAATTTTAAGATACTAGTGTATTAGGAATAATATCATAATTTCTTCTTAAATTTTCAGCGTAATTATATGCTTCATCATGAGTTTTAAAGGATTTAACATCATTCCAATCTATTTCAATACCATCACTCATATATACAACTACAGTATGAATAATATTTCCATTCAAAGCATTATTAATTTCTTCTTTAATAATTTGTTTTAATTCAGATTTTTTCATTTTAATTGTGTTTTTAATTGATTTAATTCATGGTTATATATATTAATAAAACTATCAGTAGATTCAATAATATTTGTTTTATCTGTTAAAATATTATATTCTATTTCACCTACTATTTTTTCTTCTATAACATTTAAAAACCATATTTTTTGCCATTCTTTTTGAATGAAAACCAATAGATCTTCTTTCTCATTAAATATACAAAAGTAATCTCCTACCTCCAAATTTCTAGTAGATTGGCTTTTAGGTAATCCTAAAAATGTACCTTTAGGGGTAGGGATTTTTTCTGTAATGTGAGTTTTAGTAAACAAGTTCATCTTCTTCTGTTAAATGCTGTGCTTCAACCCACCCACGATTTTTTGTTAATATTTTATGTTCAGGTGTACATTGTAATTTAAATCCAGTTGTTTCATCTTCTATTTCTAAAAGTTCTGCATCTGGGTTTGTCATTCCGAAATTAGTGATAAGTTTATATTCTTTTTCAAGTGTTTCTTGGTTATAACTTAAGATGTATATTTCTGGGTTTGTTTGGAGGGTAAATTCAAGATCTTGCATTTCAATTTCTTTTACTTCTTCTCCAACCTTGATTTGTATTTTGGTATCCCCAGTTACACATATATTTGTAAATTCTACTTTTAAATTGTTATTCTTGTATGCTTCAGGATTTGCATTATTGATATTATCATCAAACATAATGTAAGGTTCACCCGTTTCTAAACGTGATTTCAAAATTTCACCCCACAAACGTAATGCTTTGGGGTCTCTATTTTCAACACGATTCATAAACTTATCATCAATAACAACACATTGGTGTAAATTTAAGCATTGTCTGTTTACATCACCTTT